CGTGGATTAACTTGGGGCATGAACTCAGACGGAGCAAGTATTCGTTTCTACAATGTTGGCGATGGCGATACTGCCAGCAGATTGGAGTTTCAAACCAGCGACAACGGCAATGAGTATTTCAGTTGGACACATGCTCTAAGCGGTGGCGGCACACTGGAGTCAATGCGACTTACTCCTAATAGTTCAGGAAATGCTGCTCTACGCATCTATGGTAATGTTACAGTAGACGGCACAGCCAACGGCACATTTAGCGGCACAGGCACAAGTTTAAACATTAATGCCGATAGACTAACAACTGGTACAGTACCTCTAGCTAGATTAAGCGGCACATACAATATTTCTATTTCTGGAAATGCTAATACAGCGACCACTGCTGGAACAGCAACTAACCAAGCTGGAGGTTCTGTAAATGCAACAACTGGTTCATTTAGCGGAAGAGTAGCACAGTCAGTTAGTGGTTTCCATGCAGCTTCGAAAGAAGTTATCTCGACTAGAACTGACAGCGGATTTTATGATTGGCCAAATCCAACAACGGCCAACGGTTGGCCAGTTAACGGCAGCTGGCATCACTTGTTGTCTAGTACACATGTAAATGATGCCAACTATTATGCCATGCAGTTTAGTGCAGATTTTTATGCACAAAACTTGTACTATAGAAGCACAGGTGGTAGCGGAGCAACTGCTTGGAACAAGATATTACACAGTACTAATTTTAATGATTATGCTCCTACCAAAGCCGGTGCTGGCGCTACTGGCGTTTGGGGCATTAATATTACCGGTAATGCCAACACAGTAACTAATTTAAACTCTGCTCAAATTGTATCAGCACTAGGTTACACCCCAGTTAATCCCGGAGCACTAACTAATCAATCTGGTGCAGCAATAACCGGTAGCACAGCAACCTTTAGCGGGCAGGTAAATGTTTCAACCGCAGGTATTAGATTTCCATCAGACCCTTATGGTGGCGGCGGTGATTATGCAGGCATTACCTATGAGTCAGTTGGCGGTGAACGCACTAGATTGCGTTTTACTGTAGCTAACGATGCAGGTATTACTACAGTTGATGACAAAGCAGAATTTATTGTTCCAGACAATAACAGCTTATTAGTTAATGGCCATGTCACACTTAATGCTGCCAACTACAATAACTATTCTCCAACATTATCTGGCACTGGTGCAACGGGCACATGGCCAATTAGCGTTACAGGTAATGCAGGTTCTGCAAGTTCTGTGGCCTGGACCGGAGTAACTAATAAACCCAGCAATTTTGTTTATAACGATGGTGGCACCTACGGAATTAATATTAGCGGAAATGCAGCCTCGGCAACAGGTACTACATTAGTTTATAATGAAGGAAATATTACAGCAGAAACAAACGGTTTTGGTGAGACTAGTGGTTTAAGATTGCGTAGTGTTTATAGCAATGGCTATCCTACATCATACGGTAATGTAATTTCAATGAGCGGCGCAGGAGGCGGCCAACTGTTGGTTGGCTGGAGCGGCAGCACAGGTGCTCACGCAGACAATTATGTTCGCAGTCGTAGAGATGTTGGAACGACATGGAGTGCGTGGGCAAAATTAATTACAGATGTTAACTATAACAGTTACTCACCGACACTAACAGGCGGAAATGCTAGCGGTACATGGGGCATCAACATTACCGGAAATGCAAATACCGTTACAGCAATTAGTTCAGCTCAGATTACAAATGCGTTAGGATATACTCCAGTTAACCCAAGCACGTTAACAAACACATCGGGTGCAGCAGCTAATTTTTCTAGTGGACAGTTTACTGGCGATGTTACTCTAGCCAAATATGAACCAACATTATTCTTTAATCACATTGGGGATTCTGGAATTGAACTTGCAATCAGTGTAAATGCTGCTGAAGGATTGGTAATTTATGAACCAGAAGATGGCAGTGAATGGTTTAGAATTGATGATAACAGTAACGCAGGTTACTTGTGGTCAAGCCAAATTCTAACCGCTAATAATTATAACACTTATGCCCCTACTAAAACGGGCACAGGGGCTAGCGGTACATGGCCAATTAGCATCAGTGGTAACGCAGTAACAGTTACCAGTGTTACCTACCAACAGGTTGTTAACGCTCTAGGGTTTACTCCAGCTAATCAGTCTGATCTAACTAGAGTTACAACTAGTCCATTACAGGCTTCTAACATAACAGCTACTGGTACACTAACAGTGGCACAAGGGGCTGGGTTAGGCATTCGTTGGCCAAATGATGCCTTTGGTGGCGGTGGCGATACTGCAAGTATTACACTCGAGTCAGCTGGCGGCGAGGGTACTCGTATGCGCTTCTCAATGACCAATGATAGTGATGATTACTTTGAATTTACATCGCCTAACATCAACGGCATGAAAATGAACAGTTGGTCAGTGTTAAACGACGGAAATACTAGCTTCCAATATGGCGCTCAATATGTATATGGATATACTAATACTGTTGGATACCTCAATTTTGGCTCTAACTATTTTGATGTGTATCCTCCAGCAGGATATACCATGGCTAATCTTGTGGCTTTCATTCCGTCTATCCATGTCATATATTTTGCAGGCGGAGTCGACGGTAATGATGTTTTGGGATGTGTCTACTACACCCTTGGTGATAGAGTTAGAGTTCTAGTACAAAATTCAGAACAGCGCAGCGCAGGAGCAGCAAACTATTTGGCCATTTGGAGAAGATAATGTATTATATAGTCATTGAAGACAATAAAATTTCCGGCATATTAAATTATGAACCCAATGTGCCAGAAACACACACTGTGGTAGAAGTTACCAACGAAGAGCATGAAAGTATAGTTACGGCAAAAACTCATTATTTTGATCTAACAGACAACACCGTTAAGTCATACAGTCAAACGCATTTAGATATAGAAGCAGCCAAGAAAACTCAAAACATTACAAATGCTGAAAAAAGAAAGTTTTTAGCAGAGTCTGACTGGAAAGTCATGCGCCATATTCGCGAAAAAGCCCTAGGACAATCTACTAGTCTAACAGATCAACAGTACCTAGACCTAGAACAAGCTAGGGCAACGGCTGCGGCAGCAATAATAGAAATCCAATAAATACATGAATAATCCGGAGTGAGTGAATGGCATATCAAATAGACAGATTTAACGGAACATTTTTAGTTTCAGTCGATGATCAAACACTGAACAGTACCGCTACGGATCTGCGTTTTGTAGGCCGTAATTACAGTGGATACGGTGAAATTGAAAATGAAAACTTTCTGCATTTGCTGGAAAATTTTGCCAACAGTTCGGCACCTCCTAGAGCTATTTCTGGGCAAACATGGTTTGACACCAGCACTAAGAAATTAAAGATCTACGACGGCAATAAGTTTAAAGTAACAACAGGTGCAGAATCAAGTGCATCTGCCCCATCGGGACTAGCAGTAGGCGACTTTTGGTGGGACAATCAAAACGAACAAATTCGAGTTTGGAACGGTGCTGAGTTTATACTAGTTGGACCTGAAAAATCTCCAATATACGGCGACACAGCAACAGTACCAGCAGTGGTAAAAGACTCAGTCGGTAGCGATCAACAGATTATCAAGTTCCAAGTTGGTGGAGAAATCATTGCTATCGTTAGTAGATCAACATTTAACCTCAATGGAGTTATAAATCCTATCACTGGATTTGGTCTTTTAAAACCCGGCATCAACTTTATTAACAGTGATCCCGTTACCGGTGAAACCACTAGTACCCATAGATTTATTGGCACAGCATCAAACTCAGAAAGACTAGGTGGATTTTCAGCCGCTGATTTTCTAAGATCCGGAAATACTAGTTTTGAGTCTCAGGTAAGTTTCAAAGACAATGGAGTTGTTATTGGTGAGCAAAATGATTTCCGCATAACAGTTTCAAATGGATCAACTCCTACATTAGAAAGCACACTAAACACGCCTTTCATATTTAGAATATCAAATGGCGGTGGTGACATCAAAGATATTGCAGTAGTTAAGACTACTGGTATTGACCCTGGTTCAAATGGATTGTATGATTTAGGATCTACTGCTGCCAAGTGGAAACAGATCAATGCAGAAACAGTTCGTGCAACAACATTCTATGGTAAGTTTGTTGGCGCGATTGAAAGTACCGATACCGGAATTCCACTGAATTTTAATTCTGTAGCAATTACAGGTAACTATTCACAATCAGGTGCAGACAAAAATTTTACAGTTGCGGTAACTGGAACAGGAACTATACAATTAAGTTCAGGGGCAACTGGCTCCTTAAACAATTTTAACATTGGAGCGACCACTCCGGGAACTGCGGTCTTTACTACACTAGCGTCAAGTGGCACAGTAACTTTTACAAATACTTCTGCGAGTACTGGAGTTGGAACAGGTGCATTAGTCGTAGCAGGCGGTGCCAGTGTTGGCGGCGCAATGTATGTGCAAGGTAACGGAATCTTTGCAGGAACTGGCGCAATGAAAGTGCCTACAGGTACAACAGGTACGAGACCTGCAACACCCTTGCAAGGCATGATTAGATTTAATACCACAGACGGAGAATGGGAAGGTTATGACGGTGTTGAATGGAGATTCATCGGCGCAGATGCCAACGAAGATTACGGATTAATCACTTCTCTAGCTGATGTGTTTGTAGATTACGGCAGTTTAACAGGTTTAACATAATACCAGGAGCATTTAGGAATGGCAAAAAGAATACAATTTAGACGAGGAACCACAACAGAACACGCAGCGTTCGTTGGAGCACCTGGCGAATTAACCATTGACACTACCAAAAAAACAGTAGTGGTACATGATGGTGTTACTCCTGGCGGATTCCCTGCAAGTCGTCTTGAGTCGGTAGACGGTACTTCAACATTTAACGGGCAGGTTAGAATAACCAATGCTGCTGCCAGTACTTCTACAACGACCGGATCATTAATAGTTAGTGGCGGTGTTGGAGTTGCTGGTAGAGTAACTGCTAGTAATTTTGTTGAAACATCAACTATTACCGTAAAAGAAAATGTAAATCCCATATTAAATGCATTAAACAGCATCATGCAATTGACCGGAGTTATTTATGATAGAAAAGACAAGTCGTCAATCAATGAACCTGGACTGATTGCAGAAGACGTTGATAAAGTATTGCCTAATCTAGTATCAAAAGATTCGGAAGGAAATCCTTACGGGATACATTACACCAAGTTAGTTGCCTATTTGATTGAAGCGGTTAAAGATCAGCAACAACAGATTGAAGAATTAAAGAAAAAGGTATAAAATGGCCTATCAAGTTAACCGATATAACGGTTCATTTTTAGTTTCAGTTGCTGATGGCACGATTGATTCAACTACCAACATTAGATTTGTTGGTAAAAACTACGCCGGTTACGGACAGGTTCAGAATGAAAACTTCCTACATCTTCTAGAACATTTTGCCGGAGCGGTTCAACCTAGCAAACCACTTGCAGGTCAGTTATGGTACGACAGTACAGATAGAAAAATCAAAGTTTATGACGGCACAAGGTTTAGACCAGTTGGCGGAGCTAATGCAACAGCCACAGCTCCATTGGGACTAAGTGCTGGTGAATTTTGGTTTGACAGTCTTGCACAGCAATTATATTGTTGGACCGGTAGCGAATACACGCTAATCGGCCCAGAAAGCCCAAGCACACTAGGTGAAACCAGTGTTACATCATTAACTGTTAAAGACGATGGCAACGAAAATAGAACTATTGCTAGAATTAAATCTGGCGGCGTTGATATTGCCATTGTTAGTAAAGATACTTTTAATTTAAGTAATGCCGATAAAACAACATTACCCAGCTTTGGAAGAATAAAAAAAGGTATTACGCTAATTGGCACTGATAACGATGATGGCACTACAACAACAGCCAGCGGAGCAGTAATCTGGGGTACAGCATCATCTGCTCAAAGATTAGTTAATGCTGACAATAGTTCAATATTTTACACCAGCAATGATATTGTATTAAAAGCTCAACCAATATTTCCTTCGGTGGTAGATTTTAGTGCTAACGGTTTTACATTTTCAGCCAGTGCCGCAGTTAAGGCATCGATGTTTTTAGAAGATGCTTCAAACATTGTTATCCAAAATCAATCAGCAAGTAATATTAAATTCAAAATTAGAATTTCGTCTACTGAAACAAGAACGCTGGCCAACATTACCAGCTCAGCAATATTGCCAGGAACAGATAGTGTCTATAACTTAGGCAGTGATGAAATTCGTTGGTATCAGGTATTTGCAGACAACATTGCCGGTAATCTTGTTGGTGATGTTTTAGGAAATATTTCTGGCAATGTAAAAGCTATAGACACAACAGTATTAATCAACGCCACTTCAAAGCAGATTGGTTATAGTGGAGCAAACATAGTAGGTAATTTAACAGGTAATGTTGTAGGTAATCTAACAGGAAATGCATCAAGCGCCACTAATGCCAATAGATTAAACAACGTTGAAGCCAGCGATGCAGCAACGGTATCTACCATTGCTTCGAGAACTGCTAGCGGCAATCTAGTGGCCAATCAGTTTATTGGAACCGCTGATAGAGCAGACCGCATTAAAATTGACAACGATGCTGCTGATAATCCTGCTTCTGCTTATAAAACTGCAAAAACAACAAAAACAGCCAATACAATTGCTGCTAGAGACAGTAGTGGAAATTTAAGTGCCAATGTGTTCAACGGTACAGCCACAGCAGTTCAAGGTGCCGATCTTGCTGAAAAGTATCTAGCAGACAAAGAATACGATGTTGGCACAGTGGTAATTGTGGGCGGCGAACGAGAAGTCACCGCCAGCGTCTGGGTAGGTCAACGAGCCGTTGGCGTAGTAAGCGGTGCACCTGGACTAATGATGAATCAAGATCTAGAAGGCGGTACTTACATTGCTCTTAAAGGCCGTGTACCAGTTAGAGTAATAGGACAAGTTCGCAAAGGCGATAGACTAGTTGCTGCTCCAGACGGATGTGCAATGGTTAGTGAAGATTCTAATGCCAATACTTTTGCAGTAGCATTAGAGTCTAGCTTAAATACAGAAGTAAAATTAATTGAAGCAATTGTTCTTTAAGGATTAAGAAATGGCAGGATCAGGAACCACCGCACTTGCATCAGATGTTAGGATCCCTGCCGATACAGTTTTTGCTGTCATGGGCGGCGGCACGTTATCCCGAGGCTACGGACAAACTTCATTTGGCGACGGCAAAAATGTAGGTGATATCATCACAGCCAACGATTTTAACAACATTCGTTATGACCTCTTAAACGCTAGCGCCCATCAAAATGGCACAGCAGCCGCACTGTCGCTAGCCGGCAATGTTACAGGCGCCATAATTAATTCTACAGACCCCAGTGCATTTGCCCCATATGCCACAACAATAGACACTGACAGATTCAACTGCCATGCATCTAGAAAATCTACGGCAGCAGCTGGCGGCAATTCTAGAGCAAGTTCGTGGACCAGTTCTGTATCTGCTACATACACTCTTAATTTTTCAAGTGCTAATCAAGCAAGATGGTTTTGGAATGGTGGTGGCCGCATTAGATTTGCCAGTTCTAGAACAGGCGGAGCAGCCTCAGCACAGAATGCCTCATGGAGCAGTCTTCTTTCTTCAGCCGGTACACAAGACTTTGGTGGAAGCGCGGTTTATAGTTGGGGAACATCGGAAACAAACCTGTACGAAGTTGAATCAAGCGCACCTTACTCAAGTAATTATTATGCTATTTTAGTAACACTAAATGCAGCTATGGGGTCAGCTACTGTTTTTAATTTTAGATTACTATGGCAGGATGGATATGTTGACCCAAGTCCAGGTAATCCGCCTGCACCAGAAGATATTGTGGATGGAACATTAAGCTACTCAGTTGAAGTTACCGCTCCTACAGGAGGTCATGCACTTACTCCTAGTGGTACTTGGGTGCAGTACACCTACTCTAGTTTCTCAGCAGGTGCCATAACAGGCGGATAATATTTTGTGCTCCTAACATAGCTGGTAAATAAACTGCTATGTTTATTCGGAGACCAAATGGACGACAGATTATCTAAGGCTTTAGAGTTTGCCAATTATCGACAGACTCTAGCCATTCAGAGAAAAACCCTTAAAGAAAAAATTGCTGCAAAGTTGACCTACGGCCATGCTGGTGGCCTATTCAAAATCAATCGTGAGCTTATTGTATTTGTACAGATGCTGATTGATCAAGGTCGTGTAGAAAATGTGCCTTTTATTGACGAAAATGGAAATCCAGTACTGGTAGCTGATCTACACTCTTTTAAAGATGAAATCATAGACAGGTACTTTACTGCTACCTATGAATACTATGAAGATTATCAAAAGATTAAATCTAGTAGAACAGTTGAAAAGTTATTGGATCTATGACTCAAGGTGTACTAATATTTGCCCACAATAGTCCCGATGTTGATTATGGTCTAATGGCCACAATCGCAGGCGGATTGGCCAAGAAGAATCTTGGTGTTCCTGTGAGTTTGGTTACAGATTCTGGCACATTGTCTTGGCTTAAAGAATCCGGTACCTTAATCAAAGCTCAGGCAGTCTTTGATCAAATTATAGAAGTGGCCAGACCTTACACTAAGAATGTAAGAAATCTGCATGACGGATTTGAAAGCAAAGTTATTCCATTTGTAAACTCAAACAGATACAGTGTGTGGGAACTTAGCCCCTATGATCAAACGCTGCTGATAGACAGCGACTACCTAATTTTCTCCAACAAGTTAAATGAGTATTGGTTAGTAGATGCACCAGTGATGATGGGGCACAGTATGACAGATCTTACTGGAGAGCGTGGCGGAATCCTGGATAGTCGTGTAAGTGAAACTGGCGTACACATGTTCTGGGCCACAACTGTGATGTTTGACAAGAGTGCAGAAAGTGAATTCTTTTTTAAACTGGTAGACTTTGTCAAAGACAACTATGTCTACTATGCTGACTTATTCCGATTTAATCCTAGGCAGTTTAGAAACGACATTGCATTTAGTGTGGCCAAACATATCATGAATGGATTTGAAACAGAATTTGCCTACACACTACCTCCTATCCTTACAGTATTTGACAAAGATATTTTACATAGTGTTGATAAGGATAGACTAACATTTCTAGTTAGTCAGCCACATGATGTTGCAGGTTTTTGGGCCACTGCAACTAAAGGTGTTGATGTTCATATCATGAATAAACAAAGCATAATCAGAAATGCAAACAGTCTTCTGGAGTTGATATGAACTTTGGATATCTAATATTTGTAGCAGCCCATCCCGATATAGACTATCTCAAGTTGGCCTATGCTCTAGCACTCAGTATTAAAAATACACAGAAGCCAGGTTACGACCGAGTAGCATTGGTTATCAATGACAAAACAGCAGTTGACAATCTAAATAGTCCTTGGGTATTTGACCAAGTTATAGAGTGGCCCGAACAGAAGTTTTGGGACGGTCGTTCGTGGATGGATACTGTAACACCTTGGGAACATACAGTTTGCCTAGATGCTGACATGCTGTTCCTTAGAGATTATAGTCACTGGATTGATTACTTTGTAGAAAACACAAATCTTTATGTAGCTAATCGTGCGTTCACATTTAGAGGCGAAGTGGTTACTAGTGATGCTTACCGCAAAGCCTTTACCAAAAACGATTTGCCTAATCTATATTCAATGTGGACATTCTTCAAGAAAGACAGCAGTAAAGAATTCTTTGAACTTGCACGACAAATTTTTATTAATCCACAAGAATTTAAAAATCTCTACCTAAGTAACCATGCGCCTAAAGTTATAGGAACAGATGAAGCATTTGCCCTAGCGGCCAAGTTGTTAGACATTAACAGTGAAATGGCCTACCCTTTGGATTTTCCTAGAGTTGTACACCTAAAGCCTCAGGTGCAGAATTGGCCATGGGATGCTGACAGGGTAACTGATCAAGTGGGATTTTATCTCAAAGGTAATGGTAGCTTAAAGATTGGCAATTATCAACAGACCGATATTGTGCATTATGTTGAAAAAGATATAATCACAGATGAACTTGTTAGCATGTTAGAGGAGATAGCATGGAAGAAAAACTAGATCTTGCTCCCTTTGACGAGTGGATTAAAACGCTGGAAGTTCCCGAAGAAACTTATTTCTTTGAATTTGATGCTGACGGAAATGTTATAGCATTACATCCAGGTCCAGCAGTTGATTATATCAAAAATAAAATACAAGTTGACCTTGACATTGCACTAGCAATCTATGAGCAAGGCGAAACTCTACGACATTACAAAGTGGATGTTACTTCCGGTAGAGTTATAAAAGTAAATCTTGCCAATATAACAGGCCTTACCAAAATAGACAATGTGTTACACAGAGTTGTTGATAAAAAGTGGAGTAAGATTTCTAAGCCTGATGTTAGCATAGAATACAACAAAGCAGATGCTCTATTGACATTTAAGATTAATCCTTTACTAAAAACCATAGAATGGCAAGGCGATCAGGACATGGTATTTCTAATAACAGAATACAATGATCCTAATGTGTTACAAGAAATGATTAGCTTTAATGTTAACGAATTAGTAAAGTATCCTCAAAGAATTAATATAGATCTTCCTAATAAATTTAGCATTTATACACGACGACTTTTTGACAACTATACATTTGAATATCTATGAGAACAGTAGAATTTGATATTATTTTCCTTAGTTATGATGAGCCTAATGCTGATCAGCACTATGCTGATCTATGCAATAAAGTGCCTTGGGCCAAACGCATACATGGAGTTAAAGGTAGTGATGCTGCACACAAAGCCGCAGCAAGAGCCAGTGACACTGAGTGGTTTATTACTGTAGATGGCGATAACATTGTAGATCCAAAATTCTTTTCGCTTGATATTGATATGAGTAAACCTGAAATACAGGCATACGGTTGGTGCGGCCGTAACAGAATTAATGGGTTAAGGTATGGTAACGGCGGCCTTAAGATTTGGCGGAAAGACTTTGTGTTGAATATGAAAACACACGAAGAAAGTACCAGTGATCGTGCTCAGGTTGATTTTTGTTGGGAAAATGGTTATAAAAATTTTCCCAAGGTCTATAGTGAAAGCATAATAAATGGTAGTAAATTTCAAGCATGGAGAGCAGGGTTCCGTGAAGGTGTAAAAATGACACTGTTGGATGGGGTACGGGTCCCTGTTGATGAAATAAAACAGCGCATTTGGTGGCATAATTTACATAGATTAAAAATTTGGTCAACAGTAGGTGCTCACGAAGAACATGGTTCATATGCAATCCACGGAGCAAGACTGGGCCAATGGATGGCCAACTGCACTGACTGGAATTATATCGATGTTAGAGATTTTGAAATATTAAAAAATATATACGCTGAAAAAGTCAATCACGATAATCTAGAACACGATATACAAGACTTAGGATATCGTATTAAAAAAGATATGGGGTTTGATTATCCTTATTTAAATGCACAACAAAGCAAGTACACGCTGGATATCTATGACGAAGCCATAGACTTGAGTCTAACCTATTATGCGGTGGTTGAAAATGTATGACATTTTTTATGTATCAAGAACGCAAGGCGATATTCAAGAATGGCAGTCAATAAAATCTAAGTATCCCACAGCACAACGACTGGTTAACATTAATTCTTATCAAGAAATAAAATCTAGATCTCTAACAAAAATGTTTTGGGTAATCTGGGACGATGTTAGGCTGGAAGATTCATTTGACCTATTTAATTATCAAGTGACTAAATGGGACGACATGTATGTTCATGTTTTTAAAAATGGAGAACACCATGATGGTGTTTGTCTATTTTCTAAAAAACACACAATAAGTCAACGAGAATTTGATAATAGATTCTTTGTAGATAAAAAAGAAATTGAGATACAAGCAAGTACTCCTAAGCCTTATGATGTTTTTTACATTAACACCTATGAAGAATATCTAAAATCCGCGACTAAATCTACTTTGGATATGTTTTGGGTCGTATTTGATGACATAATAGTAGATCCTAATTTTAAATTTGACTATCAGGTTTCATCATATAATAAGCACATTACTCATGTTTTTAAAAACGGAGAACACTATGATGGTGTTTGTCTATTTTCTAAAAAACACACAATAAGTCAACGAGAATTTGATAATAGATTCTTTGTAGATAAAAAAGAAATTGATATTGTTGCTAGTAATCCAAGATCTTTTAAAGTATATACTCCTTTAACATTTGAAGAATACCAACAGATCGAGGACGAAATGTTTTGGATAGTTTGGCCTGAAGTTTCTGTAATCGACTCGTCGGTATTTAATTTATATTTCAGTCATCACAACAGTTATGATCGTAGAGAAAATCATGTATTTAAAAATTTATGTAACGATACGGAATCATATCTAAGCGGCATTATTCTTTGCAGCAAACATAAACCGTTGTTTAAACGAGAATTTGATCGTAAGTATCTTGTAGATAAAAAAGAACACGACATTATTGCTAGCAAATATAGATATCCTCAATATTTCCCTGTGTCTTACACAGAGTATCTAGAAATTTGCAATAAAGAAACATCTTCTATGTTTTGGTGTGTGTGGCCTAATATTGAAATTGTAAACGAAAATATTTTTGATTTCTATTTTGATCCATTAGATGGAAAGTACGACTATGATCGAAGTATACATCACATGTTTAAAAATTCTTGTAACGGAGTTGAATCTTATCTAAACGGAGTTGTGTTATTTTCAACTAAAAATACAATTACTGAACGAGAGTTTAACCGAAGGTATCTGGTAGATAAAAAAGAACACAATATTGTTGTTAGCAAATATAGTTATCCAACATATATCATAAACACCTATCAAGAATATACAGACATTCTAAAAAAAGAAAATCAAAAAATGTTTTGGTGCGTGTGGCCTAATATTGAAATTGTAAACAAAAATATTTTTGACTTCTACTTTGATCCATTGGATGGAAAATATGATTACGACAGAAATGAAAATCATGTTTATAAAAATTCTTGTAACGGAGTTGAATCTTATCTAAACGGAGTTGTATTATTTTCCACAAATAAAATAATAACCGAAAAAGAATTTAATCGTAAATTTTTAGTTGATAAAAAAGAACACAATTTAGTAGTTAGTAAATACCGTTACCCTCGTTATTCTATCAATACCTACAATGAATATACAGACATTCTAAAAAAAGAAAATCAAAAAATGTTTTGGTGTGTATGGTCTAATATTGAAATTGTAAACGAAAATATTTTTGATTTCTATTTTGATCCATTAGATGGAAAATATGATTATGATCGAAATATCAATCACATGTTTAAAAATTCTTGTAACGGAGTTGAATCTTATCTAAACGGAGTTGTATTGTTTTCCACAAACACAATAATATCCGAAAAAGAATTTAATCGTAAATTTTTAATTGATAAAAAAGAACACAATTTAGTAGTTAGTAAATACCGTTACCCTCGTTATTCTATCAATACCTACAATGAATATTTAGAAATTTGCAATAAAGAAACATCTTCTATGTTTTGGTGTGTATGGTCTAATATTGAAATTATTAACCCTGATATATTTGATTTTTACTTTGATCCATTAGATGGAAAGTACGATTATGATCGAAATATCAATCACATGTTTAAAAATTCCTGTAATGGAGTTGAATCTTATCTAAACGGAGTTGTATTATTTTCAACCAAAAGTCTAATCACTGAACGAGAATTCAATCGAAAGTATCTTGTAGATAAAAAAGAAATAGATGTAGTAGCCAGCAAATACTGTTACCCTCGTTATTCTATCAATTCCTACGATGAATATTTAGAAATTTGTAATAAAGAAACATCCGCTTTATTCTGGTGCATATGGCCTGAAATAAACATTGTTGATGATCTTGTGTTTGATTTCTATTTTGATCCCTTAGACGGAAAGTATGATCAGGATAGAACAATGAATCATACATTTATGCACAGATTTAATAATGTTGACATTCGTATTAACGGTCTAATGTTGTTATCTAAAGATTGCATTATTAGCCGCAAAGAGTTTAATCATAGATTTTTAATTAACAAAAAAGAACACGATCGGGTGGCATCAGAACATCGTGTATATGATGTAGTGTTTATTTCTTATAATGAATCCAATGCCGATGATAATTATGAAAAATTATTAAAACACTGTCCTAGGGCAAAGCGTGTACACGGTGTAAAAGGAATCCATGCTGCTCATTTTAAAGCAGCTGAGATGTGTAACACTGATATGATATGGGTCGTCGACGGCGATGCAATTATCGAAGATGATTTTAGTTTTGATCTTGTGATGTCAAGTTATGATTTAGATTGTGTACATGTTTGGAAAAGTCGTAACCCTATAAACAATCTAGAGTACGGAAATGGCGGTGTAAAATTGTTGCCAAGACAATTAACATTAAAAATGGATTTTAATACTCCAGACATGACTACTAGCATATCAAATAAATTTAAAGCTATGGATGTAATATCAAACACTAATGCATTTAACACTGATGAGTTTTCTACTTGGCGTTCTGCATTTAGAGAATGTTGTAAATTGTCCAGCGGAATAATTGATAGACAGTACGAAGAAGAAACTCGATCGAGATTAGAAGCCTGGTGTACAATTGGTGCAGATAAACTTTACGGAAAAAATGCTATACAAGGAGCATTAATGGGTAGAGCATACGGAGAAGCCAACAAGAATAACGCCGATGCACTATGTAAAATAAATGATTTTATTTGGTTGCAGGAAAAATATAATGAAATTTAATCGCAATATTAAAGGTAACCAAGTAGTTAAAATTAATGGAATGTATCAAAGTAGATATTTCCATGATGCTACCTATGTTCAAAATCTTTTAAATCAGGTTAGTCCTAGCTTCTGTCTTGCTAAATGGTACAATGTCAGTATACATATTCCTACGGGAAAAACACACAGTTGTTATCATCCTCCTACGCACAACATTCCGTTAGCCGAAATAGCTATAGATGTAAGTGCATTACATAATACAAAATACAAAAAAGAACAACGTGCTTTAATGTTAAAAGGTGAACGACCCAGTGAATGCAATTTTTGTTGGCAAATCGAAGACAGTGGCAATCAGTTAAGTGATCGCGCCTATCGTAGTAAAGATGTATTTGAACCTGAGCTAATAGAAGAAGCCAAAACTATAGAAAATCCAAATCCTCGTTATGTTGAAGTAAACTTTAATCAAGCCTGCAATTTTAAATGTAGTTATTGTAGTCCGCATCTAAGTACAGCCTGGCATCAAGAAATAGAAAGAGAAGGAAGTTACCAATTAACAGACTACAAACATAATGACCTTAGCTGGATTAACAAAACTATGAATTTGGACAATAGTCCAGATAATCCTTATGTAGAAGCATTTTGGAAATGGCTTCCAGATGTCTACCCAACTTTACAGACTTTCAGAATGACTGGCGGTGAGCCCTTGATGGACAAGAATACCTTTAAAATGTTCGATTATGTATACGAGCACCCTAAAACCGACTTACACCTGTCTATAACCTCAAATTGCTGTCCTCCAGGAAATCAGTGGAGTAAGTTCTTGATATCATTGAAAAAAATTACTGAAAAAGACGCTATTGACCATTTTATGTTGTTTTGTAGTTTAGATAGCTGGGGCAAACAAGCAGCATATATTAGGCATGGTATGGATTTTGATATTTTGCACAATAATGTTACTGAATATTTAAAAAATTCTGACAAACACAGTTTAACTTTTATCATCACATTCAATGCTCTTAGTTACACAGGATTTTTGGAATACATCAAAAATATTTTGAAAATGCGTATAGAGCATAATAGTACACGGCAATTGATTTGGTTCGATGTTCCGCAGTTAACATCTCCCCATTTCCTTAATCCAAAAATACTAGCTGATCTAGTACCTCAAATAGAACAAGCATTAGAATTTATGTTGCAACACAAAGAAACCAAATTCAATCAATTTAAAGGGTTCAGTGATTTTGAAGTAAGTAAAGTACAGAGATTGATAGATTGGATTAAGTGTGATACAGATTTTGATTTGAACAAAGCTAGAAAAGATTTTTATTTGTTTTTTCACCAACATGATCAGCGCCGCGGAACCAATTTTGTAGATACATTTCCTGAATTACACAACTTTTGGATAGAATGCAAGGACCTAAATGAATAATAGAGTTAATGAAATAAAAATAGTAAGAGACAGATTAAATGCAGTAAGCCCCAGCTTCTGCACAATGAAATGGTTACACCAAACTCTGTATCTACACACAGGAGATAATCACAGTTGTTATCATCCTCGGCCACATCATATTGGGCTAGATGAAATTGCCATTGATGCCAGTGCATTACATAATACTAAATGGAAAAAAGAACAGCGTAAAAAAATGCTAGAAGGTGAGCGTCCTAGTGAATGTTCTTATTGTTGGAACATAGAAGATCTTGAGGGAGAACATATTAGCGATAGAATGATTCATAGTGCTAGTGATTTTAGCGAACCCTTAATTGAAAAATTAGCAGAGCTACCTTGGGATGCTCCAGTAAATCCACGATACCTCGAAGTTAGTTTTGGTAACGGCTGTAATTATCGTTGCGGGTATTGCTGTCCGCAAGCCAGCACCATGTGGACTGAAGAAATTAAAAAACATGGCAACTATGATTTAACTTATAATCAATACGGTATAGAGTTCATGACCAACGGTACATATTATGGACCCAAAGATGAAAATCCTTACATCGAAGCTTTTTGGCGTTGGTGGCCAAGTCTGCGTAACGACCTACATACACTTCGCATCACAGGCGGTGAGCCTCTTATGAATCCCGGTGCCATGCAGTTTTTTGATCTACTAGAAGATGAGCCATCACCTCATTTAGAAATTACATTGAATAGTAATCTTGGAGTTTCATTTGATCGCGTAGACAGGCTAATTGCTAGAGTAACCAGTTTAGTTAATCAAAAGAAAATTCGTAAATTTAGTTTTTTTACTAGTATAGACAGTTGGGGCGCCCAGGCAGAATATATGCGTACAGGACTAGAGTGTGGTCATTGGGAACGCAACATGATTGAAGTAATCAAAGCGGGGGCTACTGTGAATTTGATGTGTACCTACAATGTATTGTGTGTTACCAATTTTCAACAACTATTAAAAAAAGTAATCGAGTGGCGTGATCAGTTTGGTTTTCAAAGCGTTTCTTTTGATACCCCTTACCTAAAAGAACCTCCACACTGGATGATTAACATTCTTACTGATGATTTTATAGCACATCAAGAGAGCCAGCTGCAATTTATTGTAGATAACAAAAAATGGTTTACTGATGTTGAATATGAAAAAATGTTGCGGGTCACTGATTACATGAAGGCAAATACTATACCACAAGAAAAAATATTAGCAGGTAGAAGAGACTTTTACAGTTTTTTTACAGAAAACGACAAACGCTTGGGCACTAGTTTATTAGACACATTCCCAGAATACACAGATTTTTATGAACTCTGTAAAGAGGTATACAACAACTATGATAAATGATCAAAACAAACACTCGTGGTGCGTAAATGCTGATCACGCTATGAGTGCCAACAACAACGGTACAACTAAAATTTGTTGCATGATTGCCAATGAAGAAGTAATGAAATTGGGAGAAAACAGCATACAAGAAAATTTTAACAAGAAAGAATTCATCGATATTAGACAATCGTTACAAAACGGTGAACGCCATCAAGACTGTCGTTGGTGTTGGCAAGAAGAAGATTCGGGTCGCAAAAGCAAGCGGTTACGAGACAATGAAAAATACTTAGGTCATGTAAATGCTGGAGGTACAGAGTATAATGGATTGGCCAAATTTGAATTAAACTTAGGTAATACCTGTAATCTAAAGTGTCGTACCTGCGCACCATATTCTAGCAGCCAGTGGGTCAAAGAAGAATATGACATTTATGAACACAAAAGGTATAAGCAAAATTACAAAGCCTATACTGATACTATGAAAAAGTATCATCAGACCTACGATGACGACAGCAAATTTTGGCTAGACCTTGAAGACAATCTCCATACAATAAGACAATTTGATTTTTATGGCGGCGAACCGTTTCTTAGTAAAAAAATGTGGAGAATTTTAGAAATCTGTGTAGATAGAGGATATGCTAAAGATATAGAACTACACTATGCAACCAATGCCACTGTATGGCCAGAAGATAAGATACAAATATTTGCTCATTTTCGACATGTAAATTTAAACTTTAGCATAGATGGAATTGGAAAACAGTTTGAATACATGCGACACCCCGCTGTATGGGATGAAGCAGTAGTCAACATGAATAAGGCTAAAGAATTGCAAAAATTGCATCATGATATACACATCAGCTGGTGTATCACTATCAGCAGTATCAATATCTATAACTTAGAAGAGATTCTAGAAGAACATTATCAAAATTATCCAACATTTGGTAGCTACCTTAATTTGGTGCATGGCCCTGCACATTTTAATATAAGTACTTTGCCAGACGATGTAAAAGTAAAGGTAATAGAAAAATTAAATTCTATTCCCAAACATCATGAAAACATGTGGCATCATCATTTACCTGGGGTAATCAATTTTATAAAAAACGGAAAGCCCAATGAGACTGTATGGAATGAATTTAAAAAGAAAATAGAAATTCATGACGGATATAGGGAACAAAATTTTGCAGAGGTATACCCCGAGTATGCTAGTGCTATTAACTGGAGACCAACTCGTGTCTACAAATTTCTTCAATTACAGTGAACTAAGACAAATACATGTGGAGCTTACTAATGCTTGTAATGCAGCATGCCCCATGTGTACTAGGTTTCATCTGAATAGTCCGTTGGTACGACCTGATCTTACAATTGATCAAATTACTATCGAAAAATTTAAAAAATATTTTCCACCCGAAGTTATTAAAAAATTAGAAATAATACTATTTTGCGGAGTTCATGGTGATCCAGGAATGGCTAAAGATCTTTATGAGATTTGTGAATATATAGCTACCACTAATCCCGAAACTTCAGTTAGAATTAATACTAACGGCGGTATGAGGAAACCAGAATTTTGGAAAAAAATGGGAGAGCTATTTGCCAAACAACGGCAGGATCATTGGAAGTGGATGATAACTTTTAGTATAGACGGACTTGAAGATACCAATCACTTGTATAGGCGTAATGTAGAATGGTCTAAGGTGACGGCAAATGCACAGGCTTTTATTGATGCTGGTGGAATTGCTGAATGGGATTATTTAATTTTTAAATATAATGAACATCAAATAGATCAAGCTATAGCATTATCTAAATCGATGGGCTTTTTAAATTTCCATCCTAAAAAAGCACTAGGTGTAGATAACGGAAAACAATTGCAAAAAATGAGTGCAATGAATAGAGATGGTGAATTAGATTATTGGATTGAACCACCCCAAGAAGAAAAAAACAGAAATTTATCTAATCCAATTAACACACAGGTTATAGAACAATATTGGAAATTTGACACCGATCATTACAAAAGATTAAAGGCTGAAAAGAAAACACTTAATAATTATCCACACTTAATTTCTAAAGCCTACGAACTATTAGAAAAAGAAAACACAGATGTATTAGATTCTGCAAAAATTGATTGCAAAGCTACCACTATGACAGGCGGCAAAGAAGTTTTTATAGACAATTTTGGCAGAGTGATACCTTGCTGTTACATAGGTACACATCTAAACGGAGTTCATTCTGACAGCCATAGTCTCCAACTACATTATGAAGTTGAAAAATATGGTTGGGAAAAATTTGATCTTAATCAACATACCCTAGAAGAAATTCTAGAAGCTCATCATCTAGATAGAGTTTTTACTGATAGTTGGACAAAACCCAGTTGCAAAGAAGGTAAAATGGCCTACTGTGCAAACATCTGTGGTTCTTTTAGTAGAGTTGATAAAATCTATACACATGAAAAACAAGAAGATCAATCAAGAAATTGGCGTACTAAAAAATGAAATTGTTAACAGTGTTTTGTTGGGATGATATTCCTCAACTTTTTTTGCAGGCAGAAACTATAAAAAAGTTTTGGAAAGGAAACAAGCACTGGACAATAATAGTAGAAGATGCCGGACTTAGGAAACCAGAATCAATAAAAGCTGCTAATCAAATAAAAAATAATTTATCTGACTGGAATATAGAAGTTATTATTCCTGACTCTAAATTTAAATCATCGGGATGGCGAAGACAGCAATTATTCAAACTATGGTATTCGTCAATATCAGACACTAAATGGGTACTAGTGCTTGATTGTAAAAATTTTTTTATTCGTCCTGTGTCTGAAGATATGTTTGTATTGAATAATACCATAATGTCAATTCCGGTATTTATAGACAACGAATTTACAATAGAAAGTCATAATGCTGCAAAATTACTTTTAGGTGTAACTGCTAACATACCTATGTCGTCATGTCTTACTCCGTGCGTTATAAATTCTGCAGAATCTAAATCATTGTTGGCGTATCTTGACATAGATTTAGACCACTGGATAGAAGGACAGGCTACAGAATTCGCATTATATCAGGCTTGGACATATGACAAATTTGAATATAATTCTGTTCAATTTGTTACCGGATTTTGGGATGAGGTTCCTATGGATCTTGTTGACGGTGTGATGCTGGGTGCAATTGATAATTCAAAGTTCTTGGTATGGGTGCATCATCGTTGCGTAGTTAAAGAACACTATAGAACAATAACTAAACAAGTACTACACAATGTGGGAATCCCACAAGACGTTATCGACTTGTGGGATTTACGCAGTAAAGATTTGTTAGATAGATATGCTAATCAGAACAGATCCAACTGGAGAGATATCTAAAATATATTTTTAGATGATTCTTGAATATCAGTTTTTAATCTTTCAATATCCATTTGAAAATCCATTTTTCTGATATCGTTTCGATATTCTTGAAAAATGTTCACTAGCTTGTCAGCAACTTCGTCTGAGGTTGCATTTGACAATTGCTCTTGAACATTTATCTCCCATATTCGACCGTCGGCAAATTCTAACCGCAATTGATTTAGATATGCCACAGGCATTGTATTCATATAGAGGTCTTCAAAAATTTCAGGCCACTCACTGACTAAATGCTTTGGCGGTTTAAACAACGGTTTAGGCACCTTCAGTTTCTTTTACCGTTACTTTTTTCTTTGGCGGATCAAGTGCATCTGCTTCTTTGCGTAGTCGAGCAGCTTCTTTGTACATAGCGTCTGCCTGACTACGATAACTCTTAGCAATGTCTGAATCTGTAAGAACAGCGTTTGGTGCAGCTTGCGCTCTTTCAACTACCGGAGCAGTTACTTCTGTTGCTGGTTCTTTTTTCTTTTCAGCATTAGTTTTTGCTTGAGCATTGGCTTGAGCACCACTAACAAAGTTGCACAATTCATCGACTGCACAGTTTTTCTGTTCAGCGATCAATACATTCAACTGATCCAATGGAACTGCGGCGTTAACAGTTGGAGTCATTAACACATTGCTAGTAGATACCTTTTGTAGTCTACCGTCTTGTTGCAGTGCTTGAAGCATTGGACGACCGTCTGGAAAATGACGAATAAACAACATTTCTCCAAACTCAAATGCTTCCTGTGCTTGATCAGTTTCAAGCAGTTGCATAATTGCATCGTGATACTCGTCTTTCAGTTGATTAACCTGTATCACTAAAGTTGAATCTGATTCACCGGGAAGCGTTCTAAATACCGTAAGCACTTTGACCCCGGTATTTTTCATACGCCCAATGTGTTTAACTGGATTGGCCATTTTTATTCCTTTTTAGCAGTCACTGACTCTAGAAACGCTGACAGTTTGTTATATACTTTACCTACAGCTTCCATTTCAGCAGCCTTAAATGCGCCTCGTGAACTTGCAACATCAATGATACTGCGGATGGCAGCAAGATCGTTGATATTCAAATCAGGTGCAGCAGCTTCTGGAGCAGGTGCAGTTGTTGGCTCTACTGGAGCGCCTGGGGATACTTTGCTTTCTTGTTGGTCCATTAGTTTCTCCTTAAATGTGGACAGGCTAACATAAAGTATGTTAGTTCTTTCTGATCTTCAAATGCCACAAATGTGGCAGTTTTCAAGTGGCCGTCTTTATCAATAGAAGGTAGCTTAGAAACTGAATATCGTCCTCGTAAACGAGTACGCACCCAACTTTCTATATTTCCAGATAGGAAATGACTACCATCGTCGACTTTTAACTTCGCAAAATGCGGAGGAATATGTGTCAACGAACGTTTGTTTAGAACTTCTAAAGGATTTAGATCGAACATAGTGAAAATATTTATAGATAACGATTAATCGAGGGGGGATTCTTGGCGCAGTCTTTTGGCCATTGTTCTAGCCATCCCAAGTTTTTTAACATCTCCGGAAAACATATAAAGTTCAAATGCTGTTCTTTCTGATAATACCATAAGATTTTTTTTGGTAACATGCCACGGAGTGTCAATATATTGATCTAACCAAATTAGTACCTGTGGACTAATAATCATTTCCTTTGGCATTTCGATCTTGTAGGTTTTAATTTTGGATTTAGTTTCAACAAATTCTAGACACTGATCAGTCATTCTTAGTCCGCCGGTGTCTTTCTCTCTAGTACTATACCACCAAACACCTCTAAAATCTTTAATCAGTTTTTCGTTTGTTTCTACATCGGCTGCTTTTAGAAAAACTTCTGTGTAGGAATCTTTGCGATCCATATTACTTTATTTCTTCACCGGTGGTTAATTTGTAAACAGCAAAGTCTTTTGTCTTAAACAATCGATTAAGTTTCTTTGCTAGATTGTGTGCATGTCCTGGATTACTAAATGAAACCTTTTTATACTTAGGTCCAGGATAACTGGCCACTAGACTACCACTCTTTAAATTAAATGGTTGTCCTTTATAAAACACAGCCCAAATGGCTTCAGAGTTGAGAATTTGCTCAACTTTGTAAGTTTCCTTGTTTGCGTATTCAAGCAACACTTGGGGCTTCGGTCTACTCATATCTATACATGTCCAATTAAGTGCATATATATTTATGTTTTTCCGAAGCCACCTCCGTCAACTTTTACTTCTATCTCGGTGGTGCTCTGGCGTATTTCGGCTAGCATAGTATGTATTTCCTGCATGGTTTTTGCCATTTTGGATGTCATGATAGCTAATTCAGCAGTTAAGTCTCTTGCTTCTTGTATGCTAATGCGGATTTCTTTTTGCTGACTTCTTTCAGCAGCCACTAGTCGTTGAACTAGTCGTTCAACACTAGGCAAATTTACCGGATTATTTTGAGACATTACTCAACACCTGTTTCATTTCAAGCTCTGTTTTAAACGGACCTTGATATTCGTATCGTTGTAGTGTAATTGCTTTTGGACAAAAACTCTTAACCCATCCTTTGTCAAATCGAATAACATAGTATCCTGCACAGTAAAGGCTTTTACTATCTCCGCTCTTAGTAAAGAGTGGTAATTTTCTTTTAACATCAAACATTGAGTTATGGGGTGTGGTCGAAGTTGCATAGCCGTGTACCTCGTTTGGTTCTGCATCATCTGCTTCTTTGATAATTTTAGCAATAAAGAAGTCCTTGCCAAATTCCATTGTTAACTTTTCTTTTGTCTCGTAGACTTTGATACCTAGCTCATTGCTCATCACAAAATGATTGTCTTCGCTTTTTCTCAAGGTAGCAAACTTGGTTCCTGCTTTTTCTACGATCCAAAACTTTTCTGGAATAATAGGTTTAGCGTGTAAATCTGTCATTGTTGTTCCCCTAGCCATTTATCAAATACTGCCACCGCTTCGTCAAAGTCGACAGCTAATACTTTAGCTGATATAACTCCGTCAACAATTTCCATGTCAAAAGGAACTACACCATTAAATCTAAAATTTTCAGGAGTATCAGTTTCTACAATAAACTCTTGTAGATTCTTTGCTCTAAAAATTAAATTATTTGCCATGTCTACCGAATTCATAATACATACCTCGCATTTAATGGTTCTGCATACGCCTGTGCTTGATCGGAAATCTTTTTAAGATCATAAAGATTACAAAACTTAATAAGTCTAATACCAACCTGACTAATATTTTTATTAGCACCTGTTGCTGTAGCAATAGTTTCTGCAATGATAGTTTTAATCTCAGCAGGCTGTGCAGACAAGTCGATTAGCACTCGATTGCGTTCGTAGTCATCCAGTACACGATGTTCTTCACCGTTGTGGTCGGACCAGCGTTGCAACATCATATTGTTCCACGCATATCCTTTTGAGTCTCGGTCACTGTAGGCCTCACGGAGACCAACCTTATTCTTTGTGCCTTTTTCGCGAACTCCCGGATATGCAGAGAACACATTGTCTGAGGTATCGCCTCGCATACACTTCTCAAAAAGTAGCCACTGGGGGTCCGGGATGGCTTTTGGCTCTTGAGTCTTTTTATCAATAACTCTCTTACCTTTTGCATCAAAGATACCTTCATATGTAATAGTAGTTTCCATTACACCATTATATTGTTTTACGTTAGGTGCAATAAGTTGCACAAAATCTGTGTCTGTGCTGATAATCACATGGCTATCGTTAGGATGACTCTGTATCCAACCAGCAATTAAATCGTCTGCTTCTAGCCGTGAATGTTGTAGAACTGTGCAATTTGTCTTTTCTGTTACAAACTCTTTAAAAGTATCAAAGGCTTCCCAAAAGACTTTTTCTTCTTCTGCTTCGCGTTCTGTGTGAGCAGCACGACTAGCAGCTCTTTGTGCTTTGTAAGGCTTATAATAATCCTTACGCCAGCTACGACCTTCGAGGCAGAACACCACATGAGTACCACCAAAGTCTTGCCATGCTTTCTTAATTGAATTAAGAGTAATATGAAAAGCCATGCCTAGTTTGATATCAGCGTCACCGTTGATAACGTGGCGAGCACGAAAGAATGTGTTTGCTGTATCTACTAAAATATAAGTCATCTATTGTTTCTTTTCACACTTTGAAT